AGGAGGCGAAACGATGAGCGTTAAATGGTGGAAGGCGGCTGGTATCCGCGCGATCAAGACAGTAGCGCAGACGGCCGTGGCAACAATAGGAACGAGTGCAGTATTGTCTGAAGTGAACTGGCTTATAGTGGCATCGGCAGCGGTATTAGCCGGGATTCTTTCCCTGCTTACATCTTTGGCCGGGCTTCCTGAGGTTCCGAAAGAGGAAGAGGCATGACAAAGACCGAAGCGGCTATATCTAAAATGGAAGCGTGGGCACAGGATGATTCCCACGGTTACGATCAGCTTTACAGGTGGGGCGAATATGGCGACTACGATTGTTCCTCCGCCGTTATAACTGCGTGGGAGCTTGCAGGCGTACCAGTTAAGACCTGCGGAGCTACTACGACGTGGACGATGCTGCCTATATTCTTAGCGATGGGCTTTGAGGACGTCATCGGATCCGTGAACGTGGCAACGGGCGAAGGGCTGAAGCGCGGCGACATTCTGCTGAACAGAAAAAACCATGTGGCTATGTACTGCGGCGACGGCCGGGAGGTCGAGGCGTCAATAAACGAGTTCGGCGGTATCACCGGCGGACAGCCCGGCGATCAGACCGGGTGGGAGTTCCTTATAAGGCCGTACAGAAATTATCCGAACGGCGGATGGGATCATGTCCTCAGATACACACAAGATAAGGGAGTTTATCATATGGATCTAAATGAAGTGAGGCTCGGCGATAACGGCCAGAGCGTTCTGATCTGCCAAAAATTTCTGGCGTGCTGCGGACTTTACTCCGGAGCCTTTGACGGATCCGCAGGGACGAAAACGGCAGAGGCGCTTGTCGCTTTCCAGCTTATTCTCTCAGACGAGGGAGTGGAGATCAAAGAATACGGCGTCTGTGATGAGGTGACGTGGAAGCATCTCGCAGAGCGACACAGTTAAGCGGCATAGCATAGCGGTAGTGCAACGGATTTTGACTCCGTTGGTACAGGTTCGACACCTGTTGCCGCTGTTAGTTATCTTCATTTTTCTTTTCTCCTTAGTGTTGGGACGGTTCTTTGGGGCCGTCCCTTTTTTTTTAGTGCAACAAAGAGGGAAGAATTGCTTCCTCCCTCTTGATAGTGTTCACAAAATGTACACGGATTATTCAGTGCGGCTTCAGTAGCCAGTGTGTAGTACTATTTTCTGATAATGGGACGGACGGGGCTCGAACCCAAAACACGATATTTCTCAGAAATGAAAGTATAGCACTAAAACCAGTATAAAATAGGGCAAAACACAGGGACAAATATGACCAGAAACGGACAAATATGACCACTTCTGGACATATATGACCGCAAAAAGTGTACACAAAATGTACACGAAAAGACCGCCTAAAAAAGACGGTCTAATCGTAAATAAAAGGGGTAAAAATTTGGGGAAAAATGTTTTGATCAAGAGTATTATACCGCAGAAGTTAGTCATTCGTCCATAGCTGCTTGAGCTTTTCGACATCAGCCTGTTTCTTTTTTTCGTCCAGATGGGTGTAAATCTGTATCATTGTTCTGTATTCTGACCATCCGCCCAGCTTCATGCAAGTGAGGGCATCCACACCAACGGCCCATGCCATACTGGCAAACCCATGTCTTAACATATGGAAGCCGCTCACAGGCAAGCCAGAATGCTTCAGAATCGTTCGCAAATGTGTTTCCATGCCTCTTACTGAATACGGACATAAAAAGCCGTCAGGAGCCGATTTGATGAGTTCAGAGAGCCGAGGGATAAAGATAGGAATGTCTCTGACAGAAGCTGCTGTCTTGTTTGTTTCCTTGTAAATCATGCCGTTCTCGCTGTTCACGATGGCTCCCTCAACATGGATGACATTATCCTTGACCTGGCTCTTTTTGAGTGCCAGCATCTCGGATCTTCGGAGCGAGTGAAGACATAAAAGATAAGGAAGTTCGTATCTGTCTCCCTTGATGGCTTCGCAGAATATCTTTACTTGATCTACATTTAAAAACGGCCGTTCTTTTTTCGGTTCTTTTGGGTATTCGACTTTTTGTGGTTCAATGCCGATATCTCTCAGGACGGCAGAAATTAAGCCGTATGCATTCTGAAGCGTTTTGACGGAAACAGGCTCATTATCTATCACATACTGCATATCTATGTCGGCACTCATCGGAAGATCCATGATGCTCTGGAAGCGTGTTCGTTGAATGTCTCGGTAGCCTTTGATAGTCGATGGCGAAACTTTACCGGGAGATTTTCTCGAAAGTTTCTCGATATAAAGGTCGATGCCTTCCCGGTATGTCATCTTCGTGATTCGTTTCTCCGGGGACATCTTCAGAAGGGTAGCAGCTCTTTCGGCTTCTTTTTTGCTGTCCTTGGTGATCGAGATCCTATTACCCTTTATCTGGACTAATACTCTCCACCTCCCGGAAGGAAGCTTCGTTGCTGTTGGAGATTTCATTCTTCATCACCATCCTCTGATAAGCCGTAAAGGTATGCCATTAAACGATGTTTCCTTCTGCGGTCAAAGCTTCTGTATAAGGTAATCAGATCGGCCTCGTCTTCATCCAAAGCTGCGAAAGTAGGCTCTTCATCATCGTAGCCCATAAGCCATGTTTCCTCTACACCAAGGGCCTGAGCAAGCGCAGTGAGCTTGTCCTGTCTGGGAACGTTCTTCCCTAAAACGTACTGGCTCAGATCACTCCGGGCCATCTTGATGCCATACTTGTCACAGAAGGGTTTGCACTTTTCAAGAATGTCTGATTGTTTAAGCCCTCGCTCTTTCATTATGGTATTAAGTCTTTCGGCTGTTGTTGAGACCCTCTTCATGATATTGTCCTTTCCTACTCCCCAGAACATTGTAGCACGAAATTTTGCAAAATGTTAAGAAAATTTGGAGAAACCTCTTGTAAAATTTAAAACGATGTGTATAATGGAGGATGTAAAAAGTTGTTTTACACATCAGAAAGGAGGATAAATGAAAGCACAACTTTATGATTATTCAAAGCTCCGAGGGCGAATCGTGGAGAAGTACGGGACCATAACAGCCTTTGCCGAGGGCATGGGAGTAGGCTTCTCGGCCATTTCTATGCGATTGCACAACAAAGCATATTGGCCCCAGCCAGACATTGACAAGGCTTGCGAACTTCTCGATATTGCTGACCCAATGGAGTATTTTTTTGTCCGAGTTGTAAAAGATAATTTTACAAACGAGGCAACGGCATGAAGAAACAAGAACCATTTCCGCATACAAGGCTCATTCTGGCTAACATTCCGGCAGAAGCTGTCGGACTATCACAGAAGACCTTGCAAAGGCGGCGGAAGTTTCCGGGGAAGGTCACTCTGGAGGAGCTGCAACGAATCATCAACTACAAGTCAGCACAGGGCGAGATGCCTATTGACCTGTTAAGGGAACTGATAAGGAAGGACTTAACATGAAGAGAACAATTCTGACCATCATCAACATCACATCTGCACTTACATTCTTCTTCGGAGCAATTTTAGTCGAAGGCGGATGCTATCTTGCCGGGGCTTTGACAATGGGCATCTGCCTCGCTTGGATGTGGGCATTCGCTTACGCAAACGGAAGCTGACCGCTCCAGCGGTAACAATAAACTATTTCAATCTTAATCAAAAAACTATTTCTCAACCAACCACAAGAACTTGTCAACAGAATAAAAACGGAGTGGACGGTCACTCCGGGAAAGGAGACCCAAATGGAAAAATCGCTGGAAATGTTAGTGGAGTATGTGCTTGAAAAATGCACTGCTCTGGAAATGGAAAACCGGAGACTGACACAACAGCTTCAGAAGGCCGAGGAACTTAAGGATCAGTTCTATGACGGTTATTCAAAACAGGCTGAACAGCTTGCCGAGATAGCAAAGCTTATTAAGCCCCACATCGAGTGGAAAGATGACGAGGCTTATTCTCTGCATACCTATGCTGATGAAGGCCTTCCGGCAATCGTCAAAATTTTAAGAATCACAAAGGAGGATATGAGATGACTTGGAAAAATGTTAAAGGGTACGAAGGGCTCTACTTAGTCAGCGATGATGGTCGTATCTTTGCATTTAAAAGATCGGGTCGTTATAAAAACGAGCATTTTATGGTTGCTGTTCCAGATAATCATGGATACCTTCTGGTTTGCTTATATAAGAACGGCAAAGCTAAAACGCACAAGTTGCATCGGCTTGTTGCTGAGGCTTTTATTCCAAACCCTCATAATCTTCCTGAAATAAACCATATTGACGAAAATAAGTTTAACTGCTCAGCCAACAATCTTGAGTGGTGTGATCGTAAATACAATGTCAATTATGGCTCACGCACAGCAAAGACTTGCCACCCTGTGCTTATGTATTCAAAAGACATGGAACTTATTAAATCCTATAAGAGCATACGAGAAGCGTGCCGAGATAATAATTTTCGCTGTCCCGGAAACATATCAAATGTTCTAAAAGGAAAAACAACAACAGCTTATGGCTATAAATGGAAGGAGGCATAACAAATGCTTACATTGTATCAGCTTAACGACACCATCCGGAAAGCTATCGAATTAGGCTTTGACGAAGAGACCGGAGAGATTTTTGACTCGGATTATCTTGAAGGCTTGCAGCTCCAGAGGGACGAAAAGATTGAATCTATCGCTCTGTTCATCAAGGATCTGACGGCAGAAGCAAAGGCAATCAAAGAAGAGAAGCAGACACTTGCCAGACGGCAGCAGGCTGCGGAGAATCGTGCTGACTCGCTCAAAAAGTATCTGACTGTATGTCTGGCTGGGGAAAAGTACAGAAGTCCCAGGGTGACAATTTCATATCGGAAGTCTCAGACAGTTGAGTTTATTGATGGCTTCGACATCAATCAGCTTCCGGAAGAGTATCAGCGCAGAGTCGATCCGGAGGCTGACAAGACCGCCATCAAGGATGCCCTGAAGGAAGGCAAGGAGATCTATGGAGTTTATCTGGCAGAACATAACAACACAATCATCAAATAGAATGCCAGCACTGGCAATGCTGACATCCCACACACATTATTCACACTGACGGATTTCCGTCAGACACATTATATCACATTTAGGAGGAAACTCAATGTCAAAAGTAATAGGCGTGATGGGCGAGAGTGGTTCTGGCAAGACCACTTCCATGCGCAATCTGGATCCGGCTTGCACATTCTACATTGATTGTGACAAGAAGGGTCTCAACTGGAAAGGCTGGCGGCAGCAGTACAATGTCGATGCGAAGAATTACTGGTCATCCGATTCATTTACTGTCGTATCCGGTCTGCTCCGGAAGATTGATAAACAGGAAGATCTGAAACACCACAAATATGTAGTAATCGACACGATAAATGCTCTGATGGTCGCAGAGGAGATGAGGATTCTGGCTATGCAGAGCGGAGACAAGCGGTCAGCGTGGTCGGATCTGGCACAGAACGGATGGGCATTAATCAATTTATGTCTGGAACTCAGAGAGGATCTGACAGTTATCATCCTCTGTCACTCCGAGACTATCTCAGACGATAACGGCATCGTCAGGACCAGAATCAAGACCAACGGCCGCAAGCTGGAGAAGCTGGTTTTGGAGAGCAAGATGACAACAGTGGTCTGGGCGGTCAGACAGGATGGCAAATATAAATTCATCCTGTCGGCAGATGGAAGCACCTGCAAAGTACCGCTTGGAGCATTTAAGACAGACGAATGTGACAATGATATCACGATTGTTTTACAGGCTTTGGAGGACTATTAATGGGAGTTGCTTACTTGCCAGATGGGTCTTTGATCGACTACAAGGAATATATCTTTAAGCATCCGCACTGGCAGAAAGTTCGCAAAACAAGATATGACTTTGATAAGGGGAAATGCGTTATCTGTCATCGAGATCTTGCCGGAGAGCCATACCAGACACACCATCTGAGTTATCAGAGGCTCGGCCACGAGCGGATCCGAGATGTGATCACGCTATGCGATAGCTGCCATCATACATTTCATCAAAACTGGCAGCAGAGCCAGTTTTGGAAGGGCAAGGAAGGCGGTCACTGGGAGATCTACAATTTGCATCACACTGCTCGATTGTGTGCAGCATATTGGAAGACAGACCGATTCATCAGCCGGGATCTTGACGGACCGAATTTGTGCAGCCGGGACGCTTGCAAACAATTACTAGATGATTACTTCAGAGATTTCGGTCTGACAACGCATCCGATCATAGATCCTAATGACATCTCGCTGTTTATCCGGAACAAACGATATGAACTGTTTTTTGAAGCAGAAGACAGAGGGCTGACTGTAGAAGAATTC